TGTAAATACCTGTTTCAGCCATTATTGCTTCATCCTGAAATCATGCCTTAACCAACATCTACATCGCACGTGCGCTGGTGGATTCTCCGTCCAGTTGCTACCTCGTGGTTGTTGGTGGCGCGGCGCACAAATTGGACAGGTAATATCATCGCGGTTCGTCAACCAAATATCTATTGACTCCATACCTGGATTGTCGGCAATAATCTGATTAACTACGCGTTGTTCACCTTCGGCCGCTGCCCGTGTCACCTCTGTGACTGCTATCATCTCCGCTCGCATAGGGCTGAAGGCACCAGACAACGAACGTTGTAAATCGCCCAACGTGGTAGGATTGCGAAAATATGCATCAATTGAATTACGTAATAGAACGCGCGACCTGTCAGTTAATCCGCGCACAAGATCAAACGTGTATTGACTTGACCACTCAATCGCACTTTGGTTTATAAGTCCCCAATCTACGCCGATGCTTGTTTCAGTCAACGCTGTTTCAGCTTGCTGCAAATAGATGTCCTGTAATATCGGCTCAATTGTTGATCGTAGTTGTTCACCGCTACGATCCCAAAATGAAGATGGCACATTAAACACATTTGGAGGATCACCCAACAGTCCCATCAATTCAGATAATTGACCACGAAGATCCCGTGAGATTGTTCGTGCCAGTAATGCTTCCAGCTTATCGCGATTGACAACATCAGCCATTATGGATACTCCGACCAAACTAAAACATTTGAAAATATATCTGCAATATCCCTCACAGATTGAACCGCTTCCAAAGCTCCCAAGATTGCGCCCTTGATGCTCTCCGGTATGTGTTCGCTCTCAAACTCACACACCGCTCCCTTACCATCCTTCAGGCGTTTTGTCGCCTTGCGTTGCCAGCGTTTCAAGTCCTCCTGCATGGGATCGTCTTTGCCATCTTGTTTTTCGTCCTGTTTGTCGGTTGTGGTTGTTTCCTGTTCCTGTACAGCGTCCTTTTGTAATCTTGCTAGTTGCTCCGCTGATAGTTCAACACCTGCCAGCTCAAAAGATAATTGCATGTCATTTGTGATGGTGTAGTATTTTGTAGCCACGTCAGCGCGCTTTGTCTCATCTTCCTGAAACATAGCCAACTCGTTGAAATCCTGTACGGCCACCATGTTTGTTTTGCTGAACAGTTGCTCGTTCAAGTCGCCCATCAATTGACCCGAACGCGGGATGGTTGTATCCTCGTAAAACTCGACATGATGTGATTTTGCTGTTGCAAAATTTGCAGCGTCTTCTAACATGGTAATTGGCACCTCAAATGATAACGCGGTATTACGTCGTGCCTGCTCATGCAATTCTGGAATGACAAGATCCTTGATTGGTGGTGTCAGGATGGTAGGGGTTATCAACCCTGCCCGAACACCTAACACCGCGAACGCGTTCCCGATGCCAGTGGCTGCCCGTTTGAACCAATTCTCTACGCGCTTGCGCTCATCGTCGCCAACATTTTCCATCGCCAACAGTGTGACAGGTTGCGCCCCGTTCTCGAAGAAGTGTGATGCGAACCGTTGCAGGTATTGAATGAGTTGCACGTCGCCCAATGCATTTTGTGCCATTGATGGACCTGGTAGATAGGGAGATTGCAGGTTGAACTCGTGGAAGTATAACAATTCGTAGATCCCGCGCCTTGGAATGTTTACCCATTTTTCACCCGTGCTTGTCTGGTGAAACCGGATCGCGTACCCGTCTGACTCTGTCTTTTCAACCTTGACATGCATGTCATACGGATTCAGGTATTCGTAGTCAATGACCTTTGATCCACGCATGACAGGAGTCCAGTATGCAGCACCAGCGATGCACATTGACATTTCTGTTATCCACATGAACCGCTTGCTGTCCGTCTGAAATTCCCATTTTATCTCTTTTTTGTCATCGTATTTATCATATATACGAATCGGTACCTTACTGATTGCATTGGCGCGCAGTCTTGACGCTCGAAACACAAGAGGAACGAAGTCATAAGCGGATTGTGAATTGCTGACCTTGTCAGGCTCTTTGAACATGTCCCGTAACCATTGATCGTTAATTGTTTTGTATGCTTTCATAAATACTCCTGACTACGCCCCGAATAAAATTACACTGTTATTTTTAAGATCATTCCAACCCCAATATGCCGCGTCTGCCAAATCAAGCGGTTCATTTGGAAATCGTTTTAATGCTCGCTCTAAAATCTCATGAGTACCAATCACGTGTACAACATTCCCTTTTTCGTATGAAACCAACATTCTTTGATTGCGCTCCACTTTTCCACCTGTACCGGTGCCAGCTTTAGCCTGTTTCATATATGGCCATTTGATCTTATTATAATCTTCCTCTGTGTAGGTGATTTTCATTTCGTCTTTTACAACATTCAACGCAAGACCGTATGATTCAAACCACAAGTCACCACCCTGATTTGTTTCTACTCCTACATAGTCGATATGTAATTCGATTGCTTTGCGGATTGATCTCTTTAGAATGTTCATTGGACTGTCAACCGCTTCCCATGCGAACAATCGGTATATCGTGCCGTCTCTGCCTAAACCGTCGGCTACAATACCGTTTGCACAACTATCATCTGTTGACGTTACAGCCGGATCACACCACACACAACCACGAACCAAATCAGGCAATTCGTCAAATGTGCAATGTCTGAAAGTAATATGATCCCAAATACCGCCTGTTAGTGTGACCTCGTGTTGTGCTTCCTGTAGGAACGCAGTTAAACCCCATTCGTTGATTTGTGACTGACATATTTCGATTGATTGCCCTTCCCAGGTTGCTATGCCACTTGTTATTTTGTAAAGATTGCGGTTAAGTAACTCGTTGAATTGTTGTTCATACGTCAACCCCTCAACCGCTGGAAACGCACCACTTACAATTCTATCCATCAGAAATTCGGCGCGTCCATCTGCTAACTGTGATGCAATACTGTTTTCGTGGATTAGGTTCTGAATAAACATGACAGCACAATTGGAAGATCCAGCCGGAAGGATTGACGTTGTTATGGTCTCGATTTTTTTCTGTGTTGTTTTTGGTGTATCAAACTTTTCGTCAACGTCATCGAAAATAATAAAATCAGGACGCTGATTTTCTATCTTGGCTCCACGTGTACCAGTATCAAGGCCTAACGCGTCAATAGTCAAACCGCTGGCAGTCCGTAAGCGTTCCCGTCTCCATCCCTTAGAATGTCCATACTTACCAAGTTTACGGCTTGATAATGATTGATCCCATTGTTCGACGTTGCTACTTTCCAACATTGCCCCGATTGTCTCGACGTGTTTGTCTGCCTTGTCCTGTGTACTGGAAACATACCAGATATATTTGCGTACTCGTTTATTACCAACACGAACGCATGCCATTTCAGCACTGGTTGACTTTGCTCCACCTCTAGGCCATAGTGCCACGAATGGGCGTGGCTTTTTCTTTTTGTCGATTGACTCTACCCACTCCCAAAAATCAACGTGACGTTTACCAAATGGCTTATCAACGTAATCAGGAAACATGGACTTCAAACACTCACGCCATGAACTAAACTTGAAAGGTGGTATCAAGTTTTTATTTCCGAAGTTGAATACTCCGGTATTAACCGTCGGTGTCTGAATCGCTGGTAACATTCTCACTCGATTTCGATAACGCTTCTAATAGTCTAATTGCCTTGTCTGTCATTACTCCATGTAATACGGCTGCATCCGATGCTGTTTGTTTTCGTAACCAGTCAGTGTCTTTAAATTGCTCTGCTTGTGATGATAAGGCTTCAAGATTGGTCTGTAAGTATTTGACTAGCAGTTCCCCAATGTGTTCTGTTTTTTGGGTACGTTTTATTGCACCACCAACACCACGCTTCCAGTTCGACACAGTGCCTTTTGGTATGTCATATTGTTTAGCAATAGACGAAACAGACTGCCCTGTCAACAAGGCTGTCATTACCGCTGCTCTTGTTTCGTCTGAATATTTACTCATTTCAACCTACCGCCGTATTCTTTCTGTTTATCTTCGCTCACTTTCACCATCGCCACTGCTACCATGTCACCAAGCATTGTCATCATTTGCTGTACCTGCTCGATATTATACTCCGGGATGTTCAAGATCACATTAAAAGTATGATCTGCCATTGATTTTATGGATCTCAATTCAGCGTCAAAGTGTATCGTCATCTTCCTCCATCATCTCTACCATCTCCTTCTCCCTGTCCATCCTCACCCGTTCGCTCATGGC